ACGCGCGGGCAGGCCAGCTTCTCAGCCGTATTGACATCCTCGATGTTCTCAACCACCTTGGCACGACCCTCTCCTCACGTCGCTCGGCGGAAATCGCACTGGTTCCGCATGGCGATCCAGAGTGGGTGGAGTTTGCTAAGGCAAAGAAGGACTTCTGGGTCCACAACAACTTCCATCGCCAGCAGTCCAACAACTCGGTGATGTTCAAGTCGCGCCCCACTCAGGCCGACATCACGGAACTGTTCGACCTGATGCAGGAAGCTGGCGGCTCTGAGCCTGGCTTCATCAACATGGTGGAAGGTAAGCGCCGTGCCCCGTGGATTTCGGGCGTGAATCCCTGCGCCGAAATCCTCCTGCCCAACAAGGGCTTCTGTAACCTTGTTGAAATCAATCTGAGCCACTTCAACGGCAAAAACCTCCGTAAGCTGTGGCGTACTGTGCAGCTTCTGGCTCGCGCCAACTACCGCCAGACCTGCGTCAATCTGGTGGACGGCGTGCTTCAGCGGGCTTGGCACGAGAACAACGAGTTCCTGCGCCTGTGCGGCGTGGGCGTGACTGGCGTTGCCGAGTGGGACCGGGCTGACGACGCGCTGGCTTGGACGGAACTGCGGGATGCTGCACGTGGTGCGGCGTTCGAAATGGCTGACGAACTGGGCCTCCCCCGCCCCAAGGCGGTCACTACGGTCAAGCCGTCGGGCACCCTGTCCAAGATTATGGACACTACAGAGGGTGTTCACAAGCCGCTCGGCAAGTTCATCTTCAACAATGTGCGGTTCAGCAAGCATGATCCCTACGTCGAGAAGCTGATCGCCGCGAACTACCGCGTCTTTCAGGACCCGTCCAGCCCGGATGCGGTGCTGGTCACGTTCCCGGTGGCTTATGAGAACGTCAAGTTCGACGAAGTCGATGGCAAGTTCGTGAATATGGAGCCGGCCGTCACCCAGTTGGACCGCTACAAGCTGCTGATGGACAACTACGTGGACCATAACTGCTCGGTCACTATCAGCTACAGCCCGGAAGAGGCGGCTGCTTCGGCGGAATGGCTGCATAAGAACTGGGATAACTACGTTGGTGTCAGCTTCCTGTACCGGACTGACCCCACCAAGACCGCCAAGGACCTCGGCTACCTGTATTTGCCGCAGGAAGTGGTGGACGAAGAGACCTTCCGGGCCTACGCGGACACGCTGAAGCCGCTGGAAGGGGCTACGCAGGCCGAAACGGACGAACAGGAGTTCGAAATTGACACCGGAAGCGAGTGCGCGACCGGCGCCTGCCCCATCCGCTAAGGTAAGGAGCCCGTGTTGTGGAGAATGTAGTGCTTTTGCTACCCCTGCTGGTCACTTTTGCACTGGTTGCAGGCGTAGTCTTGAAGAAATTGCTGGCTGGCGATCCTATTCTGAAGAGCAAAAGGCAAATGTTCTCAGGGCAGTAGCCGCTCGCACGCTAGACGCTTGACTTCTGGGGGCCGGTAGGGTAGTATTCCTATCGGCCTTCAGCTTTTGGGACCTTTGGCATGCAGTTTACGGTGCAATACGACGACGGCGTCTGGGTTTTCACGGTCGCATCCGACGATGACGAGCCTGACTACCTCGAAGAGTTCGAAATTACCAACATTGCGGACGCTGCGGCTGCTGCCAAGGACCTGATCGAGGAGATCATGGAGGCGGCCGAGGCCGAAGACGAAGAAGACGACGAAGCTGACCCGCTCGAAGGGTTCCTCGACGAACTAGAGGAGTAGGCTGCGCCGTGACTGCCGACCGGGACTCAGCTATTCAGGATTTCCTAGAGGCTACCGATATCGACAGGCGGCTTCTAGAGGCCATCTCGCGTGTCCTAGCCAAGTCGCCCCGCGCTGTCCTGATTGCTTGGGAGGACGACACGTCCTTCGGCATGACGTCCATACCCTTTTCGAAAAGCCTGATCAAGGGCATGGTCGACACCGCATTCGACGCGGTCTTTGGCGACGACGAGGTGCCCGAGGCCGACCCCGATGAGTAACTGCCTGATCCGAAAGGCCTGGCAGGCTTGGGCTACCTTGATTGTCCTGCCTGCATATGTTATACTTTTCCGCTGATCTAGGATAGGTTGAAATGGCTTCCCAGATTCTTCGGCCGGGCAGCGGCTGGAAAGACTAACTTAGATGCCCGTGAAGCTCAATAGCTCCGGTGGCGGCTCCGTCACGCTGGATGTGCCCAGCACTGGCGGGGCTTTTACACTTACCGTACCAGCCCAGAACGGGACTCTCGATGTTGGGGCCGGGTTTGCTTCTGGGACCGCCCTGCTGTTTGCCCAGACTGCCGCGCCTACAGGCTGGACCAAAAGTACGGCGCACAACGATAAGGCTTTGCGTGTCGTTTCCGGCACTGCATCGAGTGGTGGCTCTGTAGCCTTCACAACGGCCTTCGCGTCTCAAGCGGTGAACGGCACGGTTGGCAACACGACGCTGACGACATCTCAGATGCCGTCCCACCAGCACAACTTTACTTTTACGATTGGCACGTCTGGTGGGCAGTTTGGTCTTGTAGATAGTGGTAACACGGGTTCTTCTGGTACTCCAACCGTTACTGCGACAGGCGGCGGCGGCTCGCATAACCATTCGTTCACGGGCACGGCAATCAATCTTGCTGTGCAGTATGTGGACGTGATTATTGCAACGAAGGATTAAGTTGTGGCTCGCAAGCCTCAGTCCGAAAGTACCTACCTCTGCCCTCTCTTCAAGGAGAAGCAAGAGGATGTATGCCACAAGTGCGGCTTCTATACGCAGGTTCGCGGCAACCACCCGCAGACTGGTCAAGAGATCGATCACTGGGCATGTGCCATTGAGTGGCTCCCTATGCTGCTGATCGAAAACTCGCAGCAGTCGCGTCAGACGGGCGCCGCTGTCGAAAGCTTCCGCAACGAAATGGTGCGGGCAAACCAAGCAACTTTGCAGACCTTGCTGGCGGTGTCTATGCCCGCCGAACAGCCTAAGAAGGTGATTGCACATGCACCTGACGATCATTAAAGCCGATAATGTCGTTGGTATCGACGGCAAGTTCTTGACCATTGACTGTGCTGTTCTTCCGGCCAACTTCCACGCTTTGCAATGGGACGGCCCTGAAGACGGCATTGGCGGTGAAGGTGAGGCTGAGTGGACGGGCAAGCCGAAGCCGCCCAACACCGTGGTAACTGATCTCGGTGAATATTATGTTTATGTAGAAGCGTGGCAGGCAGAGAAGCTGCGTTTTGAAGCAGAAGTTGCGGCGCAGCTTGAAGCTTTGCGGCTGGCCTCAATCGCGGCACCCGCTGTTCCGTCGGATACTCCCTGATGCCCGTCATCATCAACGGCTCCACCGGCATCTCGGGCACGGACGGCTCTGCCGCAACGCCTGCGGTCCAGGGCACCGACGCAAACACCGGGATGTTCTTCCCTGCTGCTGACCAGATTGCCTTTGCCGAAGGCGGCACGGAAGTCATGCGGATCAACGCGAGCGGTCAGGTTGAGTACACTCTGGGCACCGCCTCTTTGCCGTCGATTACGGCCACTGGAGATACCAACACCGGCCTCTATTTCCCCGGCGCGGATCGCATTGGCTTTACTGAGGGCGGCGCGCAGGTCGGTGAGTTCGACGCCTCTGGCAATTTTCTATTCAACTCGGGCTACGGCTCTGTCGCGCGAGCTTTCGGTTGCCGGGCTTGGGTGAACTTCAACGGGCAGGGGACTGTCGCTATTCGCGCGAGCGGCAACGTCAGCAGCATTACAGATGGCGGTGTGGGCATCTATAACATTAATTATGCAACGGCGATGCCAGATGCAAACTACAGTGCAACTTCGGATGTAGCTCACTGGGGCGGTGTAACGCGACTTACAGCCGTTAATGTGGATGAATATACTACAGGGTATCTGGGTATTTTAGTTGTGGGCCAACAAACAACCTCTTGGGCTCACTATGACCCTTCATCTGTCTCTGTCGCCATTTTTCGCTGATAGGAGCCCAGAACCATGACCGATCAGCGCATCATATTCCCGAGCGATGATGGCGGCGTCTGCGTCCTCATCCCGGCACCAGATTGGCTGGCCCAAGAGGGCAATACCATCGAAGCCCTTGCTGCCAAGGACGTGCCTGCTGGCAAGCCCTGGCAGATCGTCAGCGTCGAGGACATCCCGGCCGACCGGACGTTCCGTGCAGCCTGGGAATATGTGGAGGACGGCCAGTGATCCGCATCAACACCGACAAGGCCAAGGCCATCGCGCACGACATGCGTCGCTCTGCCCGCGCTGCTGAGTTCGCGACGCATGACGAAGCCATCGCCAAGCGCATTCCCGGCACCGCCGAAGCAGAAGCCGAAGCTGCTCGCGCTGCCATCCGCGCCAAGTACGCTGTGATCCAAGAGGCGATCAATACTGCTACCACGACCGACGAGATCAAGGCCGCGCTGGAGGCCCGCTGATGTCCACAATTCAATGTTCTAACATCAAGTCCGCCGCCTCCGCCTCGAACAACATCGTCCTCGACGCTTCGGGCAACGCGACATTCACCGGCACCGCCGTGATGTCCAGCAGCTTCCAGCGAAACCGGCTGATCAACGGCAATATGTACATTGCCCAGCGGGCTACGTCGGCCACCGTGACGGCTGGTACGGGCGTGCCTACGGCCAGCACAGGCTACCCCTGCGTGGACCGCTTCTTCGTCTACAGCACAGGCGCAAACGTCACGGCAGCACAGGTGTCGGGCGCCGGGGCGAACCGCAACCTGCTTCGCATCACGGGCGCCGCATCCGTTACGGCGGTCGGTATCGGCCAGCGCATTGAGGCGCTTAACAGCTATGATCTTGCTGGCCAGACCTGCACGCTGTCCGTTGATCTTGCCAATTCGCTCCTGACGACGGTGACGTGGACGGCAAGCTACGCCACGACCGCCGACACCTTCGGCACCATCGGCACGCCGACCAAGACGCAGATTGCCACCGGCACCTTTACGGTCACCAGCACGCTGACGCGCTACTCCGTCAACATTGCGGTGCCCGCAGCGGCGACGACCGGCGTTGAGATCCTGTTCACCGTGGGCGCGCAGACGAGCGGCACTTGGGACGTCGGAAACGTGCAGTTTGAGCCCGGCACCGTCGCAACGCCGTTTGAACGCAGGCAGTTCGGGCAGGAACTGGCGCTGTGCCAGAGGTATTATGAACGTGGCTTTGTGTGGCGATTCATAACGACAGGAACCTCAAACCTAGACGCGACAACAGTTTATTGGAAGGTTCAGAAGCGTGCAGCCGCTACCACAACTGTTGCGTTATCGTCTTCATCTGCGCTAGTTTCAGGGCCATTTCTCACGCCCGGCGGTGGAGGGCAGGGAGAATTTGGCGCCGAATACAGCTTTACGCTCAGTGGCAGTGGATTTTGCCATTCCTCTTGGACAGCTTCTGCGGAACTCTGACCCATGTACACCAACGCCCAATACTACAACGACCCGTCCGGCAACCCTGCTGGCATCCGCTGCGATATCAACGGCGTGACCAGCTTCGTGCCCCTCGACCCGGCGAACACCGACTATCAGAATATTATGCGTCTTGTCGATGAGGGCAAGCTGGTGATCGAGCCGGCGACCTAAAGGGAATCCAGATGGCCGACCCGAAAAAGATTTCCGAACTTACGACCGCCGGCCCCCTTACCGGCGTCGAGCTTGTTCCTATCGTTCAGAACAGCGGCACCCTGCAAACCAACCTAGCTACGGTCGCCATCTTCGCCACCAGCGCCGTCACCAACGACGTGGCCGCTGTCTCGCTGCGCCTCGACAATGTATCAGCCGCTGTCTCCGCAAATGCTGCCCAGATCGCTGTCGTTTCGGCCCTCACTTCTGTCAACGCGGTCGCTATCACGTCCGTCAATGCGGTTGTCTCGGCGCTTGAAGTGCGCGTTAGTGCGGTGTCGGCGGCTGCCGTTTCGTTGGGCACGGCCCTCACCTCTACCAACAACGTCGTTTCTGTTCTAGCTGATCGTGTTGCTGCTGTTTCAGCATCCGTCTCTGCCCTTCAAATTCAAATTAATGCAGTTTCGGCGGCCCTCACTTCCACCAACAACGTTGTCTCCGCACTCGAAATCCGTGTCAGCGCGGCCTCCGCAACGGGCGCTGCTAATGCTGCCGCCATCACATCCATCAACAATGTCGTCTCCGCTCTAGAAATCCGCGTTAGCGCGGTTTCGGCTGCCGTCACGTCTGTCAACAATGTGGTGTCGGTCCTTGATGTGCGGTTGACTGCCGTCTCGGCTTCCGTCTCCGTCCTCAACGTGCAGATGCTGGCAGTCCAAGCCTCCATCTCCGCTATCAACTCTGCTCTTGCAGCCATTGACGCCTCCGCTCTAGCTGCACTTGAACCGCGCGTTTCGGCCCTCGAAATCCGTGTAGCTGCCGTTTCGGCCTCCGTCAGCGCCCTCCAAATCCAAGTTAACGACGTCTCGGCAGCCCTGACTTCGACTAACAATGTCGTCTCTGCGCTCGAAATCCGGGTCAGCGCCGCTTCCGCTACCGGCGCAACAAACTCTGCAGCCATCACGTCCATCAACAACGTCGTCTCGGCGTTGGAAATCCGCGTCAGTGCTGCGTCTGCGACAGGCGTTACCAACAGTGCGGCCATCACTTCTATCAACAACGTTGTTTCCGCCCTCGAAATTAGGGTCAGTGCTGTCTCGGCTACGGGCGTTACTAATGCCGCCGCCATCACCTCCATTAACAATGTTGTCTCGGCCCTAGAAATCAGGGTCAGCACAGTTTCTGCCGCCGTCTCCGTCAATACTGTAGCCATCAACGCAGTTTCGGCAGCCGTCTCCCTCCGCGTCCTCCGCGCAGGCGACACCATGACGGGTCAGCTTGCCATTGCAGTCGCGGCCAATACTATCGGCGTGAGCGTCAGCGGCGGCCTTGTCGTCACCAGCGTCGTCAACTTCACAGGCGACAGCGCCCTCCTTCTCCAATCAGGCACCACTGCTACCCGGCCCACTTCCGTAACACCCGGCCTCATCCGCTTCAACAGCGGCTCCAACACCTTCGAAGGCTACACCTCTGCGACGTGGGGTGCAATCGGCGGTGGCGGTGGAGCAACGGGCGGCGGCACCAATCAAGCCTTCTACCTGAACGACACGGTCGTCTCGGTATCCTATTCCATTCCGTCTGGCAAGAACGCCGGTACCTTCGGCCCCATCACTGTCGCCAGCGGGGTGACCGTCGAGGTGCCGTCCGGCTCCACGTGGACTGTGGTGTAGTGAGGAAGGTGAGAATCTCCTTGCATTCCTTTTTCACCCCGGCTAGAGTGGGCTCCTAACCAAGGAGCAGCCATGAGCGACAAGATCAACCGCGTCCAGCTTCTCAACGACGCGAAGCTTCAGCTTTCGCCGTGGACCACCGAAGACGGACGCCTGTTCCTCGACTACACCGAAGCCGGCATCCGCCGCACCCTGTCCATCGCGCCCGCCGGCCACTGCGACTTCCGTGGCTGGTTCTCCGCATTTTGCGTGGACACCGCCGGTCACCTTCCCAATGGCGACCTGTTCGCTGCGGCCCAGACCTACTTCTCCCATTGGGTACGCTCCAAGGGCCAGAAGGTCAAGGACTACATCCGCGTCGGCGGCAAGCTGGGCGACCTGTACCTCGACATCGGCAACGATGCCAACGACGCATGGCACATCAGTGCCAATGGCATAACTCGCGTCCCGGGCGGCCCTACTCACATCCGCATGCTTCGCGGCGCCGGCATGCTGCCCCTCGTCGAGCCCGACCTCTCGGTGCCGGCCTCCGAGTTCCCGCGCCTCCTGAAGCAGTTCGTGGCCGCTGATGACGACACCCTCATGCTCCTCGTCGCATGGCTGCTGGGCTGCCTGCGCCCCGAGGGTCCCTATCCCGTCCTCACCATCTCCGGCGAGCAGGGCTCTGGCAAGTCCACCATCCTGCGCTTGATGCGCCGGATCATCGACCCGCACGCCCTCGACATGCGTACCCCGCCCGAAGACCAACGCGACTTGCAAGCCATGGTTCGCAACTCCTTCGTCCTCGCCTTCGACAACGTCTCTCACATCACCAACAAGATGTCCGACGCGCTGTGCGTCATCAGCACCGGCACCGGAGCCCAAGGCGGCCGAGCCCTCTACACCAATGCCGAGGAGTCCGCAGTCCGCGTCTGCCGGCCCGTTGCCATGAACGGCATCCCTGACGTCGTCGAACGTGGTGACCTTGTGGACCGCTCCATCCACGTGCATCTGCCCCGCATCGATCCCAAGTTCCGCCGGGACGACAGCGAGTTTTGGGACGCCTTCCACGCCAACCACTCTAAGCTGCTGGGCTCCCTCATGAATGCCGCGTTGATTGCTACGCAGAACTATGGTAATGTGGTGTTGGCCGAAAAGCCCCGCATGTCTGCCTTCGCCGTATGGGCCGTCGCTGCCGAGAAGTCTTTTGGGTGGCCGGAGGGTCGTCTCATGGAGGTCTACAAGCGGAACCGCTCGGCTGCCGAGAGCCATATGCTTGAATTCCACGGTATGGCCTCTGCTATGTTGCGCATGATGGAGAAGCAGAAGGAGTTCTCTGGAACCTATTCGGACCTGATCGGCCAGTTGGAAATGAACATCGGCCCCCGCGAAAAGCTGCCGCAGACCTCTCACAGCTTTGCTGCGGAACTCCGGCGCATTCGCCCTGCTCTCGAACGTCACGGCCTTCGCTTCTATAGTGCCGGGCGTTCCAGCAGCGTGACGCAGAAGGGTCGGTCCCGCATTTCCATCGTCCGCGTCGACGAGGAGGATACAGCCGCGCATGAGCAAAAAGAAGCCTGACGAGCCCTACGTTCCCGTAGTTTCGACGAAGCCCAAGCCGGACCACCTTGTGCGAAAGGAGAAGGCTGATCGTGAACGCAGGCCCAACCGCCTCTCGCAAGGCATGCGGCAACGGCAGTACCGTCGCGAGCTACGGGAACTCAACATCCACCAGCCCAAGCGAGCCGTCACCAAGCAGCACGTCGAGGCGATCCGTTCCATCAAGGACCAACTCCGCGAAACGTGGCACGCGCATTGGGACAAGGTAGAACGCTTCAAGAACCTGACCCCGAAGCAGGTCGAGTTCGCTCGCCAGTACGCTATCAACGGCCGGACCAACAAGTGCGGTGCGGCCCGTCTCGCCGGCTACGACACCAACAATTACAACATCCTGCTTCGCATCGCCAACAAGAACTTGGCCCTTCCGCACTTCCACGATCTAGTGACCGCATTCGAAATCGAGGAGAAAGCCCGCATGAAAATCAACATCGAAGACGTCGTCAAGTGGTTCAACGACATTGCCACGGCAGCCATGCAGACTGGCGACTTCACCAACGCCAACCGTGCCATGGAGAACCTTGCCAAGTATCTGGGCATGTTCGTGGACAAGAAGGAAATCACCCACCGCACCGTCCACTCCAAGGAGGAACTGGACACGCGGATCGGGGAACTGACTGCCATCCTGCGTGAAGCCGAGCCGGACCTTGAGCGCAAACTCCGCATCAACTAACAAGGACGCTCTCCTCCAACTCAAAGCGGAGCTAGCAGAGGCCCTTCACCAGAAGGCCATCATCGAGGCGCGAGACCGTTTCTACGTCTTCGTCAAGCTGTTAGCCCCGCTTATGTTGGACGGTAACGACTACCGCGACGGGCGCCACATCGAGACTATTGCCGCTACCCTCGAAGACGTTGACGAGGGCTCAGTCGCCCGTCTCATGCTGGCCCTGCCGCCAGGTTCCATGAAGTCCGTCCTCCTCATGCTGTTCGCCGCGTGGTCCTTCGGCCGCAACCCCACATGGCGTATCATGTGGATTTCGCACACCACCGACAAAGCTGTCGAGTGTTCGAGCCGCATCCGCGACCTCGTCCGCTCCCCCGAGTACCTCGAAATCTTTCCGGGCGTCCAGATCCGCGACGACATGTCCGGCGTCACTGGCTGGAAGCTGACCTCCGGCGGTTCCTTCCTCCCGGCCGGCGCGGGCAAGTCCATCGCCGGTTACCGCTTCAACTTGGGCATTCTCGATGACCCCCTCTCGGAACAGACTGCCAAGTCCGACACCGAGCGCGAGCGCGTCAACAACTGGTATGGTCCCGGCTTCCGCTCTCGTAAGCTGCCCGACTCCCGGATTATCTTGGTCAACACGCGCTGGCATGTCCGCGACCTTTCGGGCTTCCTGCTCGACAAGGCTGCCCGTAACGCCAAGGTCGACCAGTGGGAAGTCATATCCATTCCGGCCATCCTCGACAAGCCAGCAGCCGACTACCTGATGCTGCCCGAGGGCACGTCCTACTGGCCCGAATACATCACCATGGAGGACCTGACCGCCACCCGGGAGAGCCTTGCCCGCTCTGACTGGGGCGCCCTCTACATGCAGACCCCGGTCGGGGACGACGGCAACGTCTTTACGAAGGACGACTTTCAGGACTGGGACGAAGACGACCCGCCCGAGTGCGACGAGATCATCCAGACCCTCGACACGGCCTTCTCCACTAAGGCCACGGCCGACTACTCCGTGATCCAGACTTGGGGCATCTTCCACCTCACCTACACGGACGACCAGGGCTACGAGTATCAGGAGCCCAACGCCATCCTCCTGAACCAAGTCCGGGGCCGGTGGACATTCCCCCAACTCCGCACCATTGCCAAAGAGCAACATGACCTCTTCAGGCCGGACAAGATGGTAATCGAGAACAAGGCTTCCGGCCAGTCCCTCATACAGGACTTGAAGCTTAACAAGCTGCCGGTATTGCCTTTCCAGCCTGATCGTGATAAGCTAGCCCGCGCTCATGCAGTTACAGGCATTATCGAGCGGCAGCGCGTTTGGATACCTCTCAAGAAGAAGTACGCCGCCGAACTGCTGCAAGAGGCTTTGGAATTCCCCAAGGGCGCCCATGACGACTCGGTCGACGCCATGGTCATGGCGCTCCTCTACTTGCGTCGTCGTTATGAACTGACCCAAGAGACCGTCAGCAAGCCTGACCGCGCCAGCCGGCGCAAGCCCTTCCGTAGCTACTGGAGCCAAGTGACCAATGTCCGATAACCCGATCCTCGCCGACGACAGCCCCGAACTCGAATTCGAGTTCTCGGAGGAAACCCTGCTTGTCATTCCCGACGAGGAAGTGATCGAGGTCGACATGTCCTTCGGGGCCAACCTTGTCCCTATGCTGGACCAAGCCATTGTCGACGACATTGGCTCCGCCCGTCAGGACGTCCATACCTCCTTCAAGAACTCCCGTCAACAGTGGGAAGAGAAGATCAAGAAGGGCATCCAGTGGCTTGGCCTGAACACCGAGGGCGAGGGCAACACTGAGGTCGACGGGGCCTGCACCGCAGTCCACCCACTCCTGATCGAGAACGTGGTCAAGTTTCAAGCCAAGGCCATCCAAGAACTCTGGCCGGCGCGCGGCCCTGTCCGTACCCGCATCCTTGGTTACACCGACCCGACCCGCGAACAGTCTGCTGCCCGCGTCAAGTCCTACATGAACCACCAACTCGTGGATCAGGTGGCCGGCTTCTACTCCGATCTGGAGCGCAACCTGTTCCGCGTCGGCTTCATGGGCGTCGGCATCCGCAAGGCTGGCTGGAACGCCACCACTGGCACGCCTGACCCGGCCGTCGTTTACGCTGAAAACTTCTATATCGATCCGGCCGCAACCCACCTCAAGGACGCCGAAGAGTACATCGAGGTGATGGAACTCTCGCCCCGCAAGATGAAGAACCTTGTGGACAGCGGGATCTTCATCAAGCCAGACGAGAACGACTCCGAAGAAACCCTTGAGCCCAACGAGATCACCGAGGCCATCGCCCGTGCCCAAGGCTTCGACCTGTCTCTGGAGCGCAAGGGCTTCACGGTCGGCGAGGCCCACTGCTACCTCGACCTTGAAGGTGCTGATCCCTTCCTGCCCGGGGGCGGCTCCGCTCCCTACATCGTCCACTTCAACACCAAGACGGGCAACGTCTACTCCATCAAGCGCAACTGGCGTGAAGGCGATGCCGCCCTTCAGAAGCGCATCTGGTACACGGTCGACCACTGCATCCCGGCCTTCGGCTTCTGGTCCCTTGGTTACGTCCACCTGATCGGCGACCTCGCCGCTTCCGCTACCGTGGCCCTGCGCTCGCTGGTCGATGCAGGCCAGTTCGCTAACTGGCAGGCAGGCTTCAAGTCCCAAGATGCCAAGTTCTCCGACAGCGACACTCCGCTTGGATTCGGCGAATGGCGCGACGTGAACTTGTCGCCCGAGGAACTGAAGAACGCGTTCGTGCCGCTGCCGGCCAAGGAACCTTCGCAGACCCTGTTCACGCTGCTCAAGTTCATGGTGGACAGTGGCCAGAAGTTCGCCGACGCTGCCGACGAGGTGGTGGCCGGCGCCTCCAACTACGGCCCCGTCGCTACGACGCTGGCCCTTCTCGAAACCTCGCAACGCTTCTACTCCTCGATCCACAAGCGTCTCCACCAGTCGCAGGGCGAGTTCCTCAAGCTGATCGGGGAACTGAACTTTGAGAACCTGCCGGACGTTGTCAACTTCGTCGTCAACTCCGAAAACCAGTTCGTTCGGCGCACGGACTTCGATCCGTCCATCGTCGATGTGCTGCCGGCTTCCGACCCCAACGCCATGACGGAGTCGCAGCGCGTCGCCCGCGCACAGGTCGAACTGGAGATGGCTGCTCGCTTCCCGCAACTCCACGACATGCGCGAGGCACTGCGCCGCTTCTACTATGCGATGGGCACTGAGAACATCGACAAGCTGTTGGTTGACCCGGCTGCCAATGCCATCAGTGCCGATCCGCTGACCGAAATCCAAGCTGCCATGAGCGGCAAGCCCATCAAGGCGCAACTGGGCCAGAACCACGCTGCGCACATTGCGGTGAAGGAAGCCTTCCTCAAGTCGCCTCAGATGCAGGGCACCAACGATCCGACGGTCGCCGTTGGCCTCCAGCTTCTGAACTCGAACATCGCCGAACACAAGGTCCTGATCTTTGTGGCACAGGCGGCGCTTCTGGCCCAGCAGATGGGCATGCCCATCGAGGACCCGAACGTGCAGGCTCAGATTGCCACTCAGATGCTGATGATGTCGGCGGCCTCTGGTATGGGCGGTGCAGGCCCCTCCGTCGAACAGCAGATGGTTCAACTGAATCAGCAGGAACTTCAGCTTTCGGCGGCCCGTATTCAGTCGCAGGATGTTCGCGAGGCAGCCAAGATTGCCCTCAAGAACCGCGAACTGGATCTGAAGGAAGCCTCCATGCTGCTCGACTCGGAGGACAAGAACAAGAAGAACCAGATCGCAGCTTCTGGGAAAATACTTGATAGTTCGGCCAAACTAGCGGATCTTCAAGCTGCGACCCTCGCTCAAAGGGCTAATACAGGAACCGTATGAGACTACTCTCTGAGTACGTAGCAGAAGTTCAGAAGCGTGTCGACCGGGAGAAGGATGCCTTAGCCCGGGGTGCCGCCAAGTCCTACGACGAATATGCGAGGGCTTGCGGCACCATACACGGTTTGGGTCTTGCCGTGACTATCCTCAAAGACCTCTTCGAACAAACTCCTATAGAAGAAAGGGACTGATGATTACCGCTCGCGCGCCCATGGATGGGGCGATTACCAACGACCAGTGGGTTTCCCAGGACGATATTCCTGATCCGAGCCCGCTGCCTAGGATTCCCGGCGTGGGGATTCTTGTCCGGCCCGTGCCAATTCGGCGCAAATCTGCTGGCGGAATCCTGCTTCCTGACACGTTCCGAGAAGACCGGGAATACCTCAACACGGTAGGCCGCGTTCTCGCCCTTGGCGAACTGGCATTCATCGACGAAGACATCTACCGGAATGGCCCGTGGGTCAAGCCCGGTGACTACATCGTCTACGCCAAGTTCGCCGGCCAGAAAATCTGGTGGAAGGGCGTGAAGCTCCTTTTGGTCAAGGCGTCCTCCATCGAACTCGTGGTCGACAAGCCCGAGTACCTCGACGCCAATTTCAAGGAATAAACTCCCATGAGTGAAGGTGGCTACAAGGAACTTGACTTGGACAACCCAGGCAAGGCTTCCGATTCCGATACCGCTTCTGACATCGAGATCGTTCACGAGGGCCTCGAAACGCCTGAGACCGAGATCGTAGAGGAGCCGGCCCCGTCCGTCAAGGCCAAGGCTCCCGAGCCCGAACCAGAAGACGAAGATGACGATGTCACGGTCGAAGCCCCCTCTGGCGAACGCTCTAAGAAGCTGACCCGGAGCCAACGGCTCAAGGCCCAACGAGACGCTTATGCCCGACAACTGGCAGACGCGCAAGCCCAACTTGCTGAAGCCCAGACGCGGGCCAAGAAGTTCGAACAGGACGCCAACGACGGCGCCGCTATCGGCTTCGACCTATACGCCAAGAGCATCGACGCTTCCATCCAAGCCCTGCGCCGCGACTTCGACGCAGCTTTCGATGCTGGTGACCGCGAGAAGATCTTCGAGGTCCAGCAGAAGATGGCGACCCTCGCTGCCGAAAAACAGCAGATCGAAAGGGACCGCCGCTCCATCCCTACGAAGCCGACTCAGCAATCTGGGTCGGACACCCCGCAGCAGACCGCGCCGACACAGCCTAGCCAGCCGGCCCGCAAGGCTCCCTCCCCGGCTGCCGTCGAGTGGTACGAGCGCAACAAGACGTGGTTCAACAAGGACCCCGTGATGACTGCCGGCGCCCGGATCATCGACCAGCAGATGGTTGCGGACGGCTTTGCGCCTGACGATCCGGACTACTTCGAGGAACTAGACAAGCGCCTTAAGTCCGAGTTTCCGGCCAAGCTGGGCGTCAAGGCCCGCCAGCCTGCCACCAATCCGACCATCCAGAACCGGTCGGCTCCTACCGCTACCCCGGGCAAAATCCGGGTCACCATCACCCAAGCTGACCGCGACATGGCCAACCACCTCGGCATCAGCGTGGAGGACTACGCACGTGAAAAGGCCCGTGCCGAGCGTGCTGCCCAGACCACCAGCCAGTATACGGAGATTCTGTAATGCCTGCCAAGCGCAACCTCGCCAGCAACGCTGTCGACGAGCCTCTTGAAAATTCCTTGGAATCAGAGTATAATCCACCTAATGCGCTAGAAATCCCTCCCATGCCTGACGACGACCAGTACGCTTATCGCTGGGTTCGGTTTAGGAATGGGGATCAGGACGACTTCAATAACATTTCGCAGCGCATGCGAGAAGGGTGGGCATTCGTCCTGCTGGAAGAAGTTCCGGCCGGTTACGTTTTCCCCGGGCTCGAAAGTAAGATTTCCGCACTGGCGGGCGCTGCCATCAACGGCGACCTTGTTCTTGCGAAGCTGCCTCGACGTAAGGCGGAAGCCATCCAGAAGTGGGCCGAAGACCGGTCCATTCAAGCGGAGCAGGCTTTCGATATGAAGACGGTGAGCTACGACGACAGTACAGGCCGGCAGCAGCGGTTTGCCAACGAAAGTACCAAACGCTTTTCCCGGGGGCGACGTCCCTCATTCGGATAACAAACATAGGAGGATAAGGTGCCGCAGTCTTTCGCACCGTTCGGTCTCCGCGCCATTGCTGCCCTCGGCACGCATGGCAACGAAGTCCGCGCTTATCCGCTTCCCAACGGCTCCGCGTGCCCCGACCTCGGTAAGGGCTCTCCGGTCAAGCTGTCGGGTGGCGTTATTACTTCGGCTGGCACGGGTAGCGGTCCGCTGCTCGGTGTGGCGGCTGGCTTCGCGTGGATCGACCCCACGACCAAGCAGCCCCAGCTTAAGAACTCGATCCCGGCCGACACGTCCTCGGCTGGCCTGTACGACGGTTCCGACCGTCCGACGGCCTACATCGTGGACAACCCGTTCGCGCTGTTCCTGATCCAGGCTGATGCCTCCGTTACGGCGGGCGACCTGGGCCTGAACTTCGATGTGACGGCGTCTGGCGGCGATGTCAACTCGGTGTACGGCACGTCGCAGTACACTCTGGACGCTTCCACCCGCACCTCTGCCATCAACACGGCGGTGAAGCTTGTGGGTCTGGCCAACATTCCCGACAACAACTGGGGCGATCCGTTCCCGGTGCTGGTTGTCAAGCTGAATGGCCCGATCCTCCAGGCTGTGTCTGCGGCTTAATAGGGGGATATAAGAAATGACTATTCTGACTCGCGCGCAATTTGCGAAGCAGCTTATCCCCGGCCTCAATGCTATCTTCGGCGTTGCTTACAAGAGCATCGACAACGAGCATACCCCGCTTTTCGACGTTGAGAAGTCGGATCGCTCGTTCGAAGAAGAAGTGCTGATGACGGGCTTCGGTACGGCCCCGGTCAAGTCGGAAGGCGATCAGGTGTTCTTCGACACCGCGTCGGAAGCTTGGACGAGCCGCTACACCCACGAGACCGTTGCGATGGCGTTCGCCATCACGGAAGAGGCCATCGAGGACAACCTTTATGGTACGACCGGCAAGATGAAGGCGAATGCCATGGGCCGCGCGATGGCGAATGCCAAGCAGGTCAAGGCCGCCAACGTCTTCAACAACGGCTTCTCCACCAGCTCGCTCTACGCTGGCGGTGACGGCAAGCCCCTGTTTGCGACTGACCACCCGACGCTCGCGGCGGGCAACCAGTCCAACCGGGTCAGCACCGACCTGTCCGAAACGGCTCTTGAGGCTGCGCTGATTAACATCGGCCTGACCAAGGACGACCGTGGCCTGCTGATCGGCGCTCGCGCCGTTAGCCTCCACATCGCGCCGCAGAACCAGTTCGTTGCGCACCGCATTCTGTTCTCGGATCTCCGAGTCGGCACTGCGGACAACGACACGAACGCCATGAAGGACATGGGCCTGTTCTCCCGTGGTTACACTGTTAACCATCGGTTTACGGACCCGAACGCTTGGTTCATCCGCACGGATGTGCCGAACGGCACCAAGATGTTTGTGCGTGCCCCGCTCGCCACGAAGGACGATGTGGACTTCCTGACGGGCAACATGCGCTACAAGGCCCGTGAGCGTTACAGCTTCGGCTGGTCCGACTGGCGTCAGTGGTACGGTTCGTCTGGTTCCACCTAATGGATTGGGGGCTTCGGCCCCCTTTCCTCCATCCTTGAGGAGAATCAGATGACTTCCTTCAGCTTCCCGCTTAACATCCGCAACCATGAGCCGCCGGGCGCCGAGCCCGTCAATCTCGTGGAAGCGCGGGTGCCCGGCCGCTACTCGGTGGTTGTGAACACGGCGAAGACCGGCACTGCGGCGGCGGCGACTACCATTCCGCTGTTCGTTGCTCCGGCCGGCTCCACGTTCTACGAGTGCGTGCTGGATATCACGACGCCCTTCAACAACGACACCACGAATATCCGCGTGGGTATTCCGACGTCGACGGGCATCCTGTATGCTGCGACCACTGCTAACACGGCCGGTCGCCGCGCTTACGCTGGTACGGGCGCCCAGGTTTCGGCCAACGCTATTGCGCTGGCAGCCGACACCACGGTGCAGGCTATCGTGTCCATCGACACGTCGGCGGTCACGGCTGGCTCCGTTATCGTCCACGTCGTGATTGGCTAACAAGGTACGGCAGGGTCTGCTTCGGCGGGTCCTGCCTTCCTTGCCATAGGAGCGCACCATGCCCGCCGTCAAGTCTATTCGCCTCGTCCCTTTCCAAGTCTCCTCTTCGGCGACGACGACGAGCCCCGCTATCGACCTCGATTACCGTTTCGACGGCACGCCGACCCGTACCTTCTTCGTCCAGAAGAGTGCCGCTGCCGGCCCGTCCATCTTCCTCGAAGCCGCACCAACCACTGCCGGCCCGTGGATCGCTTTCGCTGAAGTGACCGCCGCCGTTACCCAGGCTGTCGTTCCCTTCGATCTCGACGTTCCGTTCGTCCGCACCTCCTATGCTGGCGGCGGGCCGCTCGTCACCATCTACGGGGTGGTGTAACGGAAAGTAACGACCGTGGCAACCAGCGGCACATCCAACTTCGACCCTACGTTCGATGATCTTTTGCAGGATGCTGCCGCGATGGTTGGCGGCGGGCCCGTCCTTGCTGACGAACTGATCAGCGCCCGACGCGGCCTCGACTACATGCTGACGGACCTTCAGAACAAGAACGTCCTCCTGCACAAGATCGAGACCACCATCGTCCCGGTCTCCGCGTCTGTCTCCACTCTGACCTTTGACCAGACCATCTCCGACGTCCTCGTCGCCAGCATCCGTACCTCCACCACCGACATCCTCGTGGAGCGTGACGGCTACGAACGTTGGGCCGAGATCCCCACCAAGTCCCAGTCTGGCCGCCCGACCCGCTACTGGTGGGATCGTCGCCGCGCCTCCAACGTGATGAACCTGTGGCCGGTCCCCGACCAGACCTACACGGTCGTCCTTACCATCCAGAAGAACGCCGAGTCCACGTTGCGCGCCTTTGACAATGTCGATGTGCCGCGTCGTTTCATGCCTGCCCTCGTCTACGGTCTCGCCTACTGGATCGGCCTGCGCCGTGGTACCCGCGTTGACGCCAATCGCCTGACGCTGCTGCGCCTTGAATACGACCGGGCCATCAAGGATGCCATGCGCGAGGACCGGGAACGGGGCAAGGTCTACATCAGGATTGGCCGCTGATGCCCTACACCTACACCACCCTCACCAACGACGTCATCGCCAACATGGAGGAAGACTCGGCTGAGTTCGTCTCGGCCCTGCCCTCCATCATCGAGCGCGCCCAGTCCCACTTGCAGCGCCGCCTTGACCCCGTCAACATCATCACCTTCACGGAAGTCTCGGTCAGCGCATCGACGCGCACCCTGACCCTGCCGTCCAACCTCCTTGTCCTCAAGTCCATCCAAGTGTGTGCGACGGGCGGCTGGAACAACCTTCTCGAACAGAACAACGAGTTCCTGACCGCGTACTGGCCGGACTACACGTCCTGCGCCCCCACCAAGTACTACGCGCCCAAGGACAACACCTCCATCTTTCTGGCACCGACGCCCCACTCCGACACCACGGCGCTCATCGAGTACATCCCGCGTGTCAGTATCCTGAGTTCGTCCACCCCGACCAACTACTTCTCGACCTACGCCGACACGGCTTTCTTCGCTGCCGCCATGCTGTACGCCAATGCGTGGACCAAGAACGCGGGCGGCGTCACGGTGTGGAAGGGCATCCTCGACGAAGAACTTGCGGTCCTGAACATCGAGTCCAGCCGGGCCCGCCGCTCCGATACCGTCAATCGTTATAACGGGTCGCCTGAGAACACCATCGCGGGGCAGCCCTAATGTCCGTCCTCGACATGTGGTCGGTCTGCGACAGATGCGGATTCGACTACAAGCGCCGAGACCTTCGCAAGGAGTCCACCAAGTTCGTAGTCTGTTACTCCTGCTTCGACGGCATCTTTGACAAGAAGAGCCACCCGCAGAACAGGTCGCCGAAGCCGCGCCGCGAACTCCAGCCCGTTCCCGATGGGCGCCCTGACCAGACCAACTATGGTTCCTGATCATGGCCCTGCAAGTCTGGTCGCTGTGCGATAGGTGCGGACAAAAGTACTATCGCAGGCAACTCAAGAAGGAATCCACAAACCTCGTCGTTTGCTCCTCTTGCTACGACGGCGCCTACGACCTTCGGAAGCACCCGCAGAACAGGCCGCCCCGGCCACGCCTAGAGTCCCGTAAGGTCCCTGACGGCCGCCCCCTTCAGAACCTCGACAACTATTTGGCGCAAGAGAACGACGCCTATCTCCTCACCGAAGACGGTTCCAACATCCTCGTGACCGGGGTGGTCTGGACTCCTTCACAAAGCAGCCCGCTGTAGGGACCGTGTCATGGACGTCAAACTTGTTTTCGATTTCGTCTCCACTTTCCTGTGGCCACTTCTGTTGGCTTACGGCGCCTATCTACAGCGGGAGATTTCGGCCGTGCATAAGAAAGCCGAACACCTTCAAGAGCTTCACCATGGCCACGTCGCCCAAGTCAACAAGGACTTCGCCACGCGCGAGGTTGTCTCCGATCTTGAAAACAAGCTCACAACTGTGCTAAATAGGATTGACGACAAAGTAACACGCATCCTTGAGGAACGCAAGTAATGCCCTCGACATATGATCCGCTCCTTCGCCTCGAACTACAGGCGACCGGCGAGAACGCCACCACTTGGGGCGTCAAGACCAACACCAACCTCGACCTCCTCGCTGAGTCCATCGCGGGCGCCGTCAACCTCAACGTGGCCGGTTCCGGCGACTTCACCCTTTCGACGGCCAACGGCGCCGAAGACGAAGCACGCCAAGCCATCCTCGTCCTGACGGGCCTGTTGACGGGCAACCGCAACATCATTGTGCCGTCTTCGCCCAAGAACTACACCGTCATCAACAACACGACCGGTGCCTTCACCGTCACTCTCAAGCAGTCCGCTGGCTCGGGCCTTACCATTCCGACGACCGGCCCGACCATCACGGTCTGCACCAGCACGACTTGTGTCGACTCCATCGGTGCCACCCCCTACACCAAGACGCTCCTCGCCGCCACCAGCGTCGCTGCTGCCCAAACCACGCTGGAAGTGCCCCCGCCCATTCCCGCTGGCGTCATCTGGGAATATGGTGGTACGACCGCTCCGTCGGGCTGGCTCCTCTGTAATGGTGATGCCGTCAGCCGCTCCACTTATGCCGCCCTCTTTGCTATCGTCGGCACCGCTTACGGTTCCGGCGACGGCGTAAACACCTTCAACTTGCCAGACCGCCGCGACCGCTTTGGTATTGGCGCCAGCGGCACTATCGCACGCGGCTCGACCGGCGGCTCCTCCACCTCCGGCGGCACGGCCCTTACTACCGCCCAGCTTCCTTCGCACACCCACACCGGCACTACCTCGACTGCTGGTGAGCATAGCCACACGCTACCTAGAACTGAAGTTGAGGGCTCAGTACTTGCTCCTACTTATGCTGCTGACAGAACTACTGATTTTTCGGGGCCGTCAACCAGTTCTGCTGGCGCCCACAGCCACACCTTTACCACCGATGCAACGGGTAGCGGCCAGACACACACTCACTCGGTCACGCCGCCCTACGTCGCGTCCAACTACATCATCAAGACCTAATACATGTCGGTTACGCTCCAAGACCAGCAGCTAAGGGAACTGGAGTTCAAGGTCGGCGTCGTCAAGGAGAAGACCCAGCTTGACGCGGGCGGCTTCTGGACTGACGCCGACAAGGTGCGCTTCCGTTATGGGCGTCCCGAACTCATGGGCGGCTGGCAGCGTGCCATCGACGCCTCGCAGGACCCGAAAATCTTCGGTGTCCCCCGCTACCTGACGTCCGTCCGCAACCGTCTCGGCCAGGCTGCTGCCTTCATCGCCACGCACAACGGCCTGTTCTCCAGCGAACTGTCGACCTTCTACGACATCACGCCGGTCATGACGTCGGTCTCCTCCTCCAATGTCTTCTCGACCAGCGCCGGCTCTACCAAGGTCGTCGTCTCCGTTTCCAACCACGGCATGACGGACCAGACCCTCGTTGGCATCGTCTCTGCCAACACGACCATCGGCGGCAACATCATCATCAATCCAGTAGTCTCGACCGAAGTCGTCTTTGAAGTCAGCATCATCGACACCAACAGCTTCTCCATCGACGTGGGCACCACGGCCGCCGCAACCTCCGCACTGACGGGCGGCCCTGCCACCATCAGCATCCGCTACAACGCAGGCAACATCTCCACCATCCCCCGCTCTGGTTGGGGCACTGGCCCGTGGAGTGGTAACTTCGGTTGGAGTACGCCTTTCGGCACCGTCTCCGATCCGCTGCGCCTTTGGTCCGCTGACCTGTGGGGCACCAACATCATGGCTGTGCCGTCCGACGGCCCGCTCATGTACTGGGACACCGACAACAACATCACCGACCGCGTGGTCATTGTTACGGCTGCGCCCTCCATCAACCAGATTGTGCGCGTTGCGTCCGAAGCCCGGCACGTCCTCCTCTACGGCACCCACGACATCTCCGGCGACTACAGCCCGCTCCTGATCCGCTGGTGCAGCCAAGAAGACTTCACCGACTGGACGCCCACCGCGACCAACAATGCAGGCGACTACCCGCTGCCCAGCCGTGGCTCCGAAATCCGCTGCGTCTTTCGCATTGGCGACAAGACCGCCATCCTTACCGACAACGATATGTACATTCAAGCCTACATCGGCGGCAACGACGTCTTCGGCTTCACTGCTGTAGGCGAACAGTGCGGCATCATCGCTCGCAATGCGGCCATCGAATACAGCGGCACCCTCTACTGGATGTCGCCGAGCGGTCAGTTCTTCCAGTACGACGGCCGCCTCCAGCCCCTCAACTGCACCGTGCTGCGCTTCGTATACGACAACCTTGACCCCCTGTACGAGGACAAAATCTACGCGGCCAGCAACGCGACCTTCGACGAGATCATGTGGTTCTACACCTCGAAGGATTCGCCCAACGGCGAGAACGACCGCTACGTCATCTACAATACGCGCGAGAAGCATTGGACTATTGGCACCATGCCCCGCACCGTGTGGGAAGACGGCAACACCTTCCTGTATCCGTTGGCCATTGACGACAACGCAGCCAACCTGTACTATCAGGAATCTGGCTATACTGCCGATAGCTCTGCCCTCGGCGCAAACCTCGAAGGCGCGTACTTCGACCAAGAGGGCGGCAACTCCATCCTCTTCGTCAACAAGTTCGTGCCCGACTTCAGCAACCTCGCAGACAACACGCCCTACACCGGCACCCTGAATATTTCGCTTCTGGCACGCAAATACCCTGGCGGCCCCGTCATCACCAAGGGTCCCTTCGCCGTGAGCGGCAACACCCAGAAAGTCTCGACCCGCCTGCGCGGCCGGGAACTGGCAATCCAAATCCAGTCCTCCACCTCCTCCAACGTGCCGTGGCGTATGGGCCAGTTCCGCATGGCAATCGAGCCTGACGGCCTGCGATGACCCGCCGCATCTCCTCCCGCACCTTGCCCTCCCCGCCTTCCGAGTGGGACGCCTCCTCGCGCGAAGTCTGGAACCAACTCATCAAGGTCCTTGAGCAGAGCGACCTATTCGATTTGGGCCGCCGAACCCGCCCTCAGTTCATCATTCAGGGCACGGTCTCCGCGCCCCTGACCGTCGACATGCTGAACCCCTCGGTCACCGCCCTCACTAACGTCGTCGGCAAACTGCTTCTGGCCTTGCAAGCCAGCAACTTCGTCGACGTTCGCTAGGTTTACTTTCCTCGGCACCCATGTTATAATACCTGCTAGAAGGCCGACCCATGTCCGATTCCCTCGCCTCCTCTTTTTATTCCGCCTACCAAGGTTTCAATCCTCCGATTGAAGCTTCTGAGGACGCGACTCCTTCTTACATGCCTCGCGCGGAAATCACCTTCCCGGCCTTTGCTGCCCTGCCCGACATATACGACATACCCGCGCGCGACGAGCCGCTTCCCGACTCCCGTCCCGTCATGCCTGCGCAAGGCGCCCTTCCCGCCCTCGAAGCCCAAGCCGGCCAGCAAATGGATTCCCGTGCCGATAGCGGCAATCCGCTCGACGGTTATGGGCGCGCGCCTTTCATCGAAAACAACGACAGCAACAGCGTCTTCGACAGCGTCGGCAACATCTTCACGGACGGCGGCGACACTTCCGACTGGGCCGACGTCGGCTATACCGCTCTTCGCCTTTCCGGCATGCTGCCCTTCGCTGAAGGTGGCATGGTCGACAGCGAGCCCGAAGCGTTTGCGAAAGGCGGCCTCATCCCGCTCGAAGGCGGCGGCAAGGTGGCGATTGGTCCCGGCGGCGGCCTCGACGACCTGATCCCGACCTCCATCAACGGTCGCCGGGCTGCTGCCCTTTCGGACGGCGAGTTCGTCATTCCTGCCGACGTCGTCTCAATGATGGGCGACGGTTCCTCCAATGCTGGTGCGCGTCGCCTTTACGACCTCGTCAAGCAGGTCCGCGACAACAAGACCGGCACCACTCGTCAGGCCGGGCCGCTGCCCGTCGGCGACATCCTGAAGCGGAGCCTAAGCTAATGCCCATCGGCAAACTCCTCGGCCTAGGCTCTCAAAAGAGTTCGCGAACTGCAACGACCACTCCGATTGTCCCGGCAGAAGTTGAGGGTGCGCGCAGGGATCTTCTGAGCCGCGCTGGCGCCTTTGCTGCGCAGCCCTTCCAGCCGTACACTGCCCAGCGTTTCGCCGAGTTCACGCCTGACGAACTGGCTGGCTTCGGAGCTGCCCGTAACATTGCCGCGACCAGCGGTGCCCTTGCGCCCCTGACCAGCGAACTGGTTGGTGAAGGCGTTGCTGCCGCTCGCGGCCTTGCCACCCGCCTGCCCGATACCGACCTTACCGGCTACATGTCGCCCTACACGCAGGCCGTCCTCGACCCTGCTATCCGCGATATCGAAGAGCGGGCTGCCCGCGAACGCCTCCGTCTTGGCTCTCAATCGGCTAGGACTGGTTCCTTTGGCGGCTCCCGTCAAGCCATCGCCGAGTCCGAACTTGAGCGTGGCACCCAGCGCACCATCGGCGAAGAGTCTGCCAAGCAACGCCAGCAAGCCTACAACCAAGCCCTCGCCCAATTCCGCCTTGATCAGGAAAAGATTCCTGACCTGTACAGGGGCGCCCTCGCCAATGTCGGCACTGGCATTGCCCAAACGGCGGCTCGCCTCGGCACCGAAGTCAACCCGCTCCTACAGACTGGCGGCGCACAACGCGCGCTTGAACAGGCCGGACTTGACTTTGATTATTCGCAATTCGAACAGGAACGCGACTTCCCGCTGCGCGGCATCGAAGTCCTCCGTGCCAGCCTCGGCCTGTCGCCTCAAGTTCTCGGCATCGGCTCCACCACCACCGAAAACCGTACCGAGCCTGGCCCCGACCTCATTAGCCGACTTGCCGGTACGGCCCTCGGCGCGGGTCTTGGCGGTCCTATCATGGGCGGCCTTTCCTCGCTTGGCACACTTGGCCTAAGCTTCCTCAGAGGCGGCACGGGTGGCGGTCCCGGTACTTTCCAGCCCCTTCCGCAAACCGGCGGCATCAGCCAGAATCCCTTCGGCTTCTAAAGTAGGAAACCGACATGGCCTTTACAATTGACCCCTCTTCGCTTGGACTAGACGGACTTCCCGCGCCCGAGCCTGCTGCGCGCCCGGCTCCTCCCGTTGTCGCCCCGACGCAGCCGACTACTCCGGCGGTCACGCCGAATGCTGCCAGTACTCCGGCTGCCGAACCGCGCCCTGCCACTCCCGCTCCTGCCGCTGCGGCGCCCGGTACCCGCGAAACCATCGAGGCGCTGCGCCAGCTTCTCGCCAACTTCCAAGCGCGCCCGCCCGCTTCGCCGGCACCCCGACAAGAGTCCCAGTCCGGCGGCCTGCTCGAAGCCCTGCGTCAGCGCGTTCAGACCCAGATGGCCGAAGAGGGCGACCAGCGCCTCCGCGAAATCGGCATTGGTATGCTCAGGTCGCGAAGCCCTAACTTCTTTGAGAACTTGGGCGCGGGCCTAGCTGCCGCCGAAGAAGGCACTCGTAGCCGCACCGAACGCCTCCGTCAAGCGGCCGAATCCGAACGGCAGCAGCGCGCCCTCGACGTTGAAGAGGCCCGCCGTCAAGAAGAGCTTCGTCTCCGTGGCGAAGAACAAGCCTCTGCCGTGCCGCTCCGCGCTGCGCAGACACTGGCCGCTCTTGAGCAGGCCGGCTACTATCGCGCTGGCGGCCCGGGCCAAGGTCGCGGCACACTCACCCCGCAGGGTGTTCTGGGCATCGGCAATCGGGCGCGCGAATTTGCTTTGCGCGAAGTCCCCGAGCCCCGCGCTGGAACGCCGGAAGCAACAGCAGACACGCCTGAACTGGCACGTCAACGCCGCGAACGCCGTATGCAAATCGAGCGCACGTACATCCAGTCTCAGTACGCTTTGCTGGGAATGGAGCCTCCGGCAGCAGCGGCTGGTGGAGCTGGAACTGCCACGACGGGCGGTGGTGCGCAGCCGAGCCAGACGCTTCAGTATCCGCGCCCGCAGCAGTAAACAATGGCCAACGGGATTTTCGACTTCACTCTTCCCGACGGACGTGTTATCCGTGTGGAGGGCGCTCCCTCCCAAGAGGCAGCATATGCCTTCATGGATACACAGTGGCCGACGCTGCGCCGCCAGACGCCCATCGAAGGCTTCGGCGAAAGCTTTGGCCAGCAGTTCCGTGGTCAGTTCGGCTCGATTCCCGGCGCTGGCCAAGCTGCCGCTGCCGCCGTCGGTGCCCCTGAAACTGCTGAAGCCCTCGGCCGTGTCCGCGAGTTTGTAGCGCCCGGCGACCGGAACCTCCGCACCCGCGCTCCCGAACTCGGCGACGTTATCCGCAACCCCATTGATGCCCTAACCGCATTTGCTGGTCAAGCAGCAGGCGCTGTTGTTGGCGGCGTAGCAGCCCCTCTCGCAGGCGCGGGTATCGGCTTTGCAGTCGGTGGTCCGGGTGGCGCAGCTACCGGCGCAACCGCTGGTCTATTCGGTGGCGCTGTCCTTGGTAGCGTGGACGAACTGTATCAGGGCCTTGTCGCAGAAGGCGTCGATCCGCAACGCGCCGGCATTCTCGCTACAACCGCTGGCGCTGCTATCGGCGGTGTAGAAGCTGCCGCTCTCGGCCCTGTCCTAAAGCGTGTCTTCGGCAATCAAGTAAGCGACGCCATTGTCGACAGGCTCGCTTCGCGTCTCGTCGGCGGCCGTGCTGGCGGCGTTCGTCAGACTGCGGCCCTCGGTGCCGGCGGTGAAATGCTGGGCGAAACCGCACGTCAAGGTGTCATCGCAGCGCAGACCGGCGAACTTGACTTGGCCGAACGCGCAAGCCGTGTCGGTGAAGCCGGTATTGTTGGCAGCATCGCAGGCGGCGGCGTCGGTGCCGGTCTCCGCGTTACCGGTCGTGCAGGCCCTGCTCCCGGCGCATCCACTGCCGAACCGACCATTCCTGAAGGCGCCTTTGCTCCCACACCCGCGCCGACTCCGGCCGCAGAAGCTGCCCCCACTGGCCCTGCTCCGCTTACGCTGCCCGAGCGGCCCGATCCTTTCGAGACCCGTGAGGAAGCCGAAGCCTTCGTTGCTGCGAACCCGGATGCTGCCCCGCCCATCTCTGCCGCAGCCAATCCCACGGCTTACGTCAACCTCGTAAACGCGGCCCGCGTCGGTCTTTGGGAACAGTCTACTGCCGAAACCAAGACACAGGCCGTTGACGAATTCTTCCCGCGTGCCCCCGGCACCCAGCGCGTCTCCACCGATGCTGCTCTCGGCAACATTGCGGAAGCTGCCGGTCGGGGTGAGCTGAACCCGAATTCCTTTTCGCCCAATGCCGTTGCTCGTGCGGCCCTCGCCTCTCGTGACATTGACCCCGACACCGTTACTCCGGCTCAAGTCAGCGCCGCCTCCCGCCAACTCGACGCGCTCGCAGAGACGGGCGTTATTCGCCGCAACGTAACCGAGACTACCTCCACTGAAAAGGGCAAGAAGGTCAAGAGGCGCAAGACCACGTATGCAGTCAACTTCGGCACCCCTGCCACGGCGCAGCCTGCACCCACGACGGCACCCACGCCAGAGGCCGCTGCCCCAACAACTGGCCCCCTTCCCCCGGTTGCAGAAGGGGCGCCGGTCCCGGAAGCTGCGCCAGCACAGGCTGCCCCGCAAGCCCCCGCAGGCTTTAAGACTGCCCTCGGCAGCACCTATACTATAAACGATCAGGGCCAGACGATCCGCACCAAGGGGTCGCCGGGTCGCGGACAGGGCAAGACCTACGATCCACACAACGTCCTGTTCGTCACACCCGACGAAGCCAACAATGTCCTTGAAGAACTGCGCGGCGGCAACACCTATCGCTTCATCGTAAACGATCCTGCCGGCCCCCGCCGCACTGAGCCGGGCGAATCGCTTCAAGGCAAGCAGGTTGCGCTGGGCATTTTCCGCCCGGACGGCAGCGTCGTTCGTTATGTGCCAGCCCAGATGCGTCCCGCTGTTGGCCTGTCGCCGGTCGAGTTGCGCGTCGAAGGAACCGGCGCTGACCGCAAGTCCTTCCGCCACATCGGCAATCCCATCACCGAACTAACTGGCGCTCCTGCCCAGCCGACTGCGCGCACGACCGTCGAGGTGAATGGCGTTCGCCGGGAGACCACGCCCGAGACGTTGCAGCAGACCGTCAACGAGATGCGTGCTGCCCCGCCCACGCCGAAAGAAGAACAACTGGCAAAGGCTGCTGCTGATCTTGATCCGGCCTCGGGCGCAGGCGAGACGACCCGCACCGCTGAAGAAGCCCTGCTTAATACGCCCAAAAACACGCCCATTCAAGAGCAGCGCAAGATCCTCGACGCTCAGTACCGGGACGTCTTTGCGGGCGGCAAGTGGCGCAAGATCCTCGCTTCCCCGCTGACCGGCCTTTCGCGTCAGCCCGAACACCAAGAAGTTGCCGGCGTCGGTAAGGAAGGCGTGGCCCGCAAGTACCGCGCTACCGCTGACTTCGCCGAAATGCTCGACCCGCTGCGCACGCTGTCGCCAGAGTCGCAGGCCCGCGTTGTGCTGACGCTGCAAGAATCTAGCGCCCGTCGCCAATCGTGGAACCGCGATGCCTTTACAGCAGAAGAAAATGCTGCTATGGATGGCGTGGTCGCAACAGGTCAGCGCGGCCTTGACTATCTGATTGACGCCTATACGCGCAGGTACTTCGACCCGAACAGGGCCAAGACGCCGGCCGAACGCACGCGCCTCGAAAACTTCCAGCGCACCAAGGGCGAACGCCTCATCACTTCCTTCAGCGACGCTGACCTGCGCGCCGTCTCCGATATCGGTGCCCGCGAAGTCCGCGACCTGAACAAGCGCCGCAATCCCTTCTATATGCCGCAGGTCGCAACCGGCTCCCACTTCGTTGCGGCCTATGAGCGCAAGCCGGGCGGCAAGAAGAAGCTGGTCCGCATCTACTTCTACAATCCCCTCAACTGGCGTCAGCGTCAGCGTCTCCGCGCCGGTGCCCAGCGTGACTTCGAGGCCCTGTCTGTCGATGCGCTTCGCCGTGAGTTCCCCGACCGCAACCGCTTCGAAATCATGGAGCGGGGCATCGAAGCCACCTCCGATCAAGAGGGCCAGGCCCTTAACCTGAAGCGCGACGGCGAACTTATCGCCAGCTACCTCGACGAACTCAAGAGGGTGTCGGGTCCGGAAGCCCAGCGTGTCATCGACCGCCTGTCCAAGCAGATCGACAAGGCGAAGATGGACCGCTTCTTCAAGCCCAACAACGACCTGCTTCGTGCCGTCACCCCTTGGAATGCGGTCGACTACGCGCGCGAAACGCTGCCCAACTATTACCTTGCGCTGGCCAACATCCAAGCCCGCCTCGCCATTCAAGACGACTTCGCTCGGGCGCAGCGCGGCCTTAACAACGAAGAAAAAGACTACTGGAATAGCTGGCTGAACTTCAACAGCACTCCGGTCGAAGCCCTTGGCGCAGGCCGCGCTCTTGCCGGTGCATGGTTCCTCGGCGGCAACGTCAGCACCGCCCTCATGCAGCTTACCCAGAACCCGGTCACGCTGCCTGCCCGCTTTGCTCGCGACGGCGCCGGCACTGTCGGCTCTGGCATCTATATCCGCACCGCCACCAACGTCTATAGCACCGCTGACACGCTCAAGGTTCTTGGCGGCGAACTAGAATACAGCAAGAACGTCGCCAAGAGCAAGCGATTCTCGCCTGACGAAGTTGCTGTCCTGAAGAAGGCCATCGAAGACGGCGTCGTCAAGCCCTCCACTATCGTCAACATCCGGGGCCAATTCGACGCTGACGATTTCCGCTCCCTCGGCATCGCTGACCAATCTGCCACTGGAATGGCAAGCGGCCTCAACAAGTTGCTGGATCTGTCGTTCCGCTTCCTTAGCACGGTGGACGAAACCAACCGCGTCATTGCTCTCCTGTCTGGCTACCGCCTCGCGAAGGCCCGGCCGGAAGTTATGTCGCGTGCAGGCAAGCTCGACAACACAACCTACGCTACGCCTTACGATTATGCGGTGTCGGTTGCGAATGAAACCAACTTCGTCGGTGGCCCTGAAGACCAGCCCCTGATTGCCCGGTTCCACCCGGTCGCCCAGGTCATGACGCAGTTCTTGAGCCCGTCCTTCAAGTTCCTTGAACTGTTTGCCCGCAGTGCCGCCTTCGTTGTCAACGGCCTGAAGACGTCCGACCCAACCATGGCCAAGGCAGGCGCCGCCATGTTCGGCCTGATGATGGGCATGCAGGTCATGTTCGCCGGCCTCTGGTCGCTGCCCTTCGCAGACCGCCTCAAGGAACTGACCGAGTTCGTTCTCAGCAAAGCCTTCGATGTCGAGATCGACTTCGAACAGGAAATCGAGAAGCTGCCCATTCCCAGCGTCCTCGCTGCTGCCCTGAACTACGGCCTGCCCCACGCCCTGAATATCGCAACCCTTAGCGAACGTATGAAGATCGACGTCTTGCCGCAAGGCTCCATCTCCGAGTGGGACGTCTTCTCCGTCTTCGGTCCGGTCGGCGGCCTCGTCGAGAAGGGTGTCGTTGCTGCGGAAGCCTACGGCAAGGACGACTGGATGGGCCTCGCTTACGCTCTGCTGCCGACCTCCCTCGCCAACGTCCTCAAGGGCGCCCAGATCGGCGTCACTGGCGAGCAGTGGACGCGGGCCGGCGGTCGTATCATCACGCCCGAGCAAGTGCAAGCCGCCTCCGAACAAGCCTTCGTTCCCCCGGCTCTCCGTCAAGCAATTGGCTTTGCGCCGCCAGAGTTCGCTGACATCCGTCGCACTGTTCGCCGTGCCCAAGAAATGCGCGAGCCCCTTCAGCGTGACACTGAGAAGGCTAATCGCGAACTGTCCCTCATTCTGCTCCGCATGTACGAAGCCCAAATCGAGGGTCGCACGGCAGACGCCCGTACCCGCGCCCAAGAATACTTGGCCCGCGAGCGAGAAATCATTGCCGAACAGGCAGGTAAGCCGGAAGAATTCCGTGTCCGTATCAACAGGCGTGCCATTGAAGACCGCGCGCGTCAAGACCTGCTGGGCCGTGGTTCTCTGGACGTTCTCCTGCGTCGTGCCCCGGTCGCCCAGCGCGAAGAAATCCGCCGCATGTTCGAGCGGACCATGGGCACCCAAGAATAGCCTAACTTAGTTGTTGACAGTCGTGGGGCGGAATAGTATCCTACGCCCCATGACAAACTTCGCCTATTACATCGGCGTGGACCACCGTGAACCGGAGGCTCTGCGCGTCACCGAATCCTCGGCCCGTGCCTATGCCAGCAAGCCGCTGACCATCAGGCATCTGGAGCATCTGGACCTGCGCCGCCGCCAGTTCTTTGATCGGCCATGGCGTATCTGCGAGGACGGTTCCTATATGGACGAACGAGACGGGCGCCCCTTCAGCGTCCAGTTCTCGCACACCCGCTTCCTGACACCCATTGTCGCACAGTCCGAAGGCGTTACCGATTGGGCGCTCTTCACGGACTGCGACTGGCTGTGGCTCGACGACATCCACAAGCTGCTGCGCGAGGCCGACCCCTCGAAGACGGTGATGGTCGTGCCCCACAACTTCCAGCCCACCTCCACGGTCAAGATGGACGGCCAGCGCCAGTCCCGCTACCACCGCAAAATGTGGTCGGCGCTCATGCTGTGGAACCTCAAGTCCAAGAAGCTGCCGTCCTTCGAGATGGTGAACTCCGCCCCGGGCAGCTACCTCCATGGCTTCGAATGGCTGGACGATTCCGACATCGGCTACCTCTCCGAGTCGTGGCATTGGGTTCCTAACTACAGCCCGACCACTGAAGCCGGCCTCGCCGCTGAAGAAGCACACCGGCCCCTGCCCATCAACGGCATCCACTTCACCTACGGGCCGCCCGTACCTGGCATGGTAGATCGTGAGCCTACACCCTTCGATGAATATTGGACGAACGAACTCCTCGGAGCTTACGCCGATGCGCGCTAAGATCATCACCACAATCGGCCCCACTAGCTGGGAACGGTACGGCCTGCGCTTTGCAGAGTCCTTCAAGAAGTTCTGGCCCGCCGACATGGACCTAGAAATCTGGCACCACGATCTCGAAGGCGACGTGCCGTCCTTCCCGGGCATCACCTTCCGCGCCCTCGAAGAGACGCCGTCCTTCCAGAAGCTGAAGGCGCACCTCGGTGCCAAGGCCAAGGATGGTCCGTCGCTGGAGTACTGCTTCAAGGCTGTGGCACTCGCTTCCGCTGTGACGCCGGACCTCGACTGGATCGGCTTCCTCGATGCGGACACCGAGACCATGCGCCCCGTCGACTTGGAGCTACTGAGCGAACTCTTCGACGACCGCTACCACCTGACGTACCTGTATCGGCGCACCGTCAAGGAAAGCGAGGGCTCGTGGTTCGCCTTTAATTTGGCCACTGTCAAGGGCGCCTCCCTGCTGGCCGACTACTGGGGCCTGTACAATTCGCTTGAAGCCTTCCACTACAAGAAGGCCCACGACAACGCCATCCTCGATAGGATCACGCTGTTGCATCAGGCGCATGGCCTGCAAGTCAAGGACCTGTCGCCGGGCAGTCTCGGGCTGGACGCCTTCCACCAGTCCATCCTTGGCGCCTACATGATCCACTACAAGGGGCCTGACAAGCAGACCATTGCCAACCCGGCACTCGGTGCCCCTGCCCGATACGAGACTCTATGCGAACTGCTCACTGCATCCATTGTCGAAACCGGACACGCGCGCATCGTCGAGGTCGGCACGTGGAACGGCAGTCGCGCGATCCAGATGGCGGAGGCCGCGTTCGCAACAGGCGTCAAGTCCGTATCCTATGTCGGCTTCGACACCTTCGAGGGCGGTAACGACCGCGCACACGAGGGCCATACCAAGCCGCATGCCGACTCGTGGGTCGTGACCAATCGCCTGAATAACTATAGCAGGCTGATGTCCCGCAAGGGCCTGAACTTCGCCTTCTCGCTCGTAAAGGGCAACACGCTCAAGACCCTGCCCGATTCGGCCGCAATTGTAGCAGATTGCACATTTGCCTACATAGACGGCGGCCACAGCTATGAGACGACCAAGTCGGACTACGAATGCCTGAAGCACGTGCCCTTCGTAGTCTTTGATGACGTGATCGTCAACGAGGAAGAGGGTTCGCCGGAAGGTCCGCGCCGTGTCATGAAGGAAGTCGGCGGCCAGAAGCGCATCATCACCAGTGGTGACGGCTATGCTGGTCTGACCCAGACCATTTCCTTCGGGCTCGTGGTTCGCGACGGACACAAGATGCCGGAACTCAAGACCCGCATCCAAGTAAAGCCGGTCGATTCAGTTGACAAGGGCGAGCAACTACAGCATATTGCGGATAACGCTGCCGCCATTCCGACTTGGATTGGCTCCTATCAGGCGCACACCAAGACCGCTCTACTGGTCAGTGCCGGTCCCACGTTGCCGTCTTTCTTGGAGGACATCCGGGCCAAGCAGGCTGCCGGTGCTGTGATCTTCGCAGTGAAGCACGCACTGCCAGTCCTGAAGAAGGCCGGCATTACGCCAGACTGGACGGTGATCTTGGACCCGCGCCCCGTTGAAGGCAAGTCTACGCATGGCGTGATCCGCACTGACCTCTTCAAGGACGTCGGGCCAGAAGACAAGTTCCTCTTTGCGACCATGACGCATCCCTCGGTGCGCAAGGTCCTCGAAGAGAAGAACGTCCAGATCTTTGGCTGGCACGCCCACACGCAGGCCACGCTCGCAGCCAAGCCGGCATCCTTCGATACGGGCATGGTTGTGGCGGGCGGCACCTGCTCGGCGACCCGGATTCCTATGCTGGCTTTTGTGATGGGTTTCCGCCGCTTCGAGTTCTACGGCTACGACTTCTTCTACCCGGAGGACACCGACAAGGACACCGTGAAGCAGTCGCTGATGCGGGTCAACTTGGGTGCGGATCAGAAGTCCTACCTGACGACCGGCGAACTTGTCGCTGCGATGCAGGATCTGGGGCAGTGGAACCGTTGGCTGGTCGAGAACCGCATCAACGTCACGTTCCACGGCGAGGGCGCAGGCGCGGCAATCTGGGAGCAGACCGTCAACAACTACAACGCACCGACGGAGTATCCGTTCTAGCGGAACTTCTTCGCAATCTTGGCGGCGCTGGCAGGCTGCTGTGAAAACTGCTTGCCAGCCCGCGTTGCCTTCCGCTTCGCCGCACTGCTAGCCGCATAGGTGCTGGCCGGCATAGCCTTGATGGCAGCCTTCGGTAAGTAGCGTTCGCCGGTAGCTTCAGGCCCTTGTGTCGAGGGCTTACCGCTGCGAGTCCCCCAATCCTCCTTGGTCCATTTAACTAGCGACTTCTGTGGGGCTTTCAGTGCCATCACCATAATGTCCTTTTGTCTTAAGGTAGTTGACAGCGCGGTCTAGTATTTTTGGGCTGTCCTTAAAAAGACCCAAAGCCCGATTACAGGTTTTGCATAGGACGCCGCGAAACTCTCCAGTCTCATGATTGTGGTCGATGGCACTGTCTGTCAGACTTATTGCCGATTCGCAGATAGCGCAACACTTTCCTTGCGCCTCATATGCAGTTACAAGTTCTTCGGGTGAGATGCCTCGCCGGGCGCAACGCTTTGCTAAAGTCCAAGGATCGCGCGTTCGATATTCCTGCACGCGATCCGGGTTCTGCGCCGTCCAATCTCGATGCGCCAAGTAAAGGCAGTGATTACACAGGCTCTTAGTGAGGTGGCGCATTTTACCGCCCCGCGAACGGTACTCCGTTATCGGCTTGGTTTCCTTGCAAACCGCACAAGTTTTAAGTTGTGTACCCGCCACCTTTAGCCTTGTACTGCTTTGCGAGCATCTGGCTTTTACGTCCGCTCCACTGGCCCGGCCTGCCGCCCTTGTCCCCCGCCTTAATGCGTTCGAACAAGGACTTACGCATGCCGGGCTTCGTGTAGACGCCCGCTTCGTTCACCCGACTTTCGGGCTTCTTGGCCATTAGCCAGCCATCAGGCAGCGACCAGCCTTACGGCACGCCGCCGGGTTCGGGCACTGCGCGCACGGCACCTTGCCACCCTTCTGCATCTTGACCGACTTACCAGCAGCAACCTTGCCGCCGGCCTTCATCTTCTTCTTCATCGGGCCCTGCGTAACCTGCTTGCCCATGTTCGAACGCATCATCACTTGCACCCCTTACCGATCATGCCGCCCTTGGCCTTCTTCACCACGCCACCCTTCTTCATGGCGGGAGCCTTGGCCTTGACCATACCGCCCTTCTTCATGGCGCTGCCCATGCGACGAGCCTCTTCGGCAGTCGGGGCACGCTGATAGTCGCGGCGCTCCTCCGGCGTCATACCCTCGCGGGCCTGACGAAGCTGCTCCGGCGTCATCATCGGCAGACCCTTCGGCCCACCTTCCATGATCCGGCGCTTGCCGGGCGACCGCACCGGGCCACCCTCTTGATACATCATACCCTTCTTCATCATGCCAGGCATTACTTCTTTCCCTTCTTCACGATACCGCCCTTTTTGAAAGCGGGCATAGGCTTACCGGACGGCTTCGCCTTCGACTTGGGCTTGGCGACAATGCCGCCCTTCATCATCTTCTTCGGAGCGGACTTTACCATGCCGCCCGCCTTCTTCGCAACCGGCTTGGCCTTCGGCTTCACCATGCCACCCTTCTTATATGCCCTTTCAGAATCGGCTCCCGTCATACGACGAACGTCACGATCCATTGCTGCCCGGTCAGCACGGGAATATGCGCGGTTGCGCGACCCAATTTCATCGACAGTTGCCGCCGGTCCTATAATTGTAGCATAACGTGGCTGGGCGCGCGGATCACCTATGTCCTCGCTACGGTCCCCAATGCCGCGTGGGTCAGTGGTTCGCTGGGGACGCTGTGGAGCGCGGTATCGCATGCCAGACATGCGCTCAGAGCGGGCAATTTCTTCAGCGGCGCCTTGCTCACTTTCAATGGCGGCATTGCGACGTCGGGAGTTTTCAGCCTCGCTTGCCGTGATGCCTGCCCGCCCCGCACGAACACGGCCACCTTCCTGATACTTCACCATGCCGCCCTTCTTGAAGGCAGTGCCCCGCCCCTCAAGTTCCTGCTGACGGCCCCTCATACGCATCTGAGCAACTCGCTCTTCGTCGGTGGCCGGCTCGGCGCCCATCATCAGGTCGTTGAGGCGATCCGCAGAAATCTCACGGGGAGCCGGAGCCGCAGGACGAGGACGCGGACGAGATGGTTCGGCGGGGCGAGGGGCTTCCGCGACCGGGCGCGGGGCAGGGGCTGCCTCTGTGGCGGCGCGGGAGGCCGTGGCGGCTTGGGCGGGTTCGGGCGTGGCAGCGGGACGGGCAGCAGGTGCGGGGCGGTTAGCCATGCCGGCGCCAACGGGAGCATTGGTAATCCGGCTAGGACCGCTTGTCAGGGCGCGGAGTTGGGCGGCACGACGTTCGAGAAGGGCACGCTCCTCGGCATCAAAAGCGGCGGCAGCTTCTGCGGCCATGCGTTCGCGGTCTTCCTGCTCGCGGGGGCCGCCCACAGAACCCCGAATGCGGGGACCCGTAACCTGGGGCCGCGTGAAGAAACGTCGAAGGCCGGCGCCAACTGGCTCATTTGTAATCGAGGAGCGAACGGCGCCGCCCTCCTGGAACTTTACTTTGCGCTTCACTTCTTGGGTTCCTTCTTAGACTTGCCGGCCGCACTCAGGGCGATAGCGATGGCTTGTTTCTGGGGGCGACCGCTTCTAATTTCGCGGCGGATGTTCTCCGAGATAGTCTTCTGCGAGGTGCCCTTCTTAAGCGGCATGGAGAGCTTCCTTCTCAGTTTCGTCGACACGCCGCAGCCAGCCACGGCCGAAAGTCGGGAACGTCTTCAGGCTCTTATAGAAGTCGCGCCGTTCCTCGGACACCTTGGCAATCAGGTCGGCAGGGTCGGCGGCGTTGATGGCAGCCATGCTCTTAGGGCCAAGCGCCCCGTCCTCCACGGCTCCGGCGCCCCGCTGCATCAGCCTGACTGCCCGGCGAACGCCCTTGTTGACGGCCATGTCAAAGGCCAGCAGATCCACGCCCGACTTCAGTTCGTCGCAGCGTAGGGCGTCCCAATACTGGTCCTTATAAATGGTGTTGACATCGGCGTCAGAGATGGCACGCAACTCGTCCTTGCTCATGGGCTTGCCCTTGAAGGCCGAGAAGGTAGCGAGCGTGATGCCCTTCATGGTGGCGCCGCCCGGGTCCTCTGGGTGATCGACATAGCCACCCTCATGCTTTAGAATCAGGGCCAACCACTTGGCGTAGTTCTCTTTCACTTGCGCACCATCTTACTCATTGCGTCACTCTTTTCCTTGGAGCCAGCGGAACTGCCAAAGTAATAGGCAACCACACCACCCCATGCCGTACCAAGCGTACCCAGCATAACCAGCATAGCCTCGGAGCCGCCCGTCGTAGGCAGGCCATTCAGCAACATGAAAAACAGCACCCCGAAATACCCAAGGGTGATCAGGCCCGCCAGCGCCTTGGGCGTCCAGTCCTTGGTCTTGATCTCCCGGTCGCGGGCGCTGTTGCGGTCCTCATTGGCGATGCGTTCCAGATCGACATCCAGTTCGCGCATCTGCACCGCGAAGTCCTGCTCGGCTTTCTTCAGGGCCAGCAACTGCTCGGGTGTCGCCTTGGCTGCCGCCTCGACAAGCTCGGCCTCGGTACCATCGGGCTTGCCCAGCAGGGCCTCAGAAATGGCACGGGTCGCCATGCCTGCCAGTGGTCCACCCACGGCAGTCGCAATGGACGGGGCTACGGTCCTAACGAGATTGAGGAGCGGTTCCATTCCGGGACTCCAAGAGGGCCACGCGCCTGTCAAGCTCATTGATCATGCGGGTCAGGTCGGCCCGGATTGCAGCGCGGGCAGAAGCCGCATCGGCAGCCATTTCAAGTCGGCCACGCTCGATGCCCGCCATGCTGCGTTCACGGTCCAGCGTCATGTTGCCACGGGCAATGGAAGCGTCGCGCTCCACCTGTTCAATCCGGTTGGACAGATGTTCGCGGATCTGGGCCATGTCGATGGTCGTGCCCTGCGGCGGGATGGCCCGGTTGTCTTGCGTCACAACCACCGCAATGCGGGACTTGAGGATCGTGATCTCGTTGTTGGCCGAAGACAGGGAGGTCATCAGGTACACGACGCAGCTAAAGAGAATCGGGATGGCCGCGAATACGACCTTCTCAATTAGTGCGCCCTTCGAGGCGTTGGCCGCCATCTGTTCGGACATTTGGGCTTGCTTGGCTGCGTCGGACATGCTAACAGTTCCACGCTTTTCTTGCTAGCCGGAGACGGCTCTTGGGATTCTTGGCGGCCTTCGGCCACATCTTCATCTGGCCGGCAGAGCGGGCACAGAACGAATCCCGGCGCGGGCCTCCCTCGGGTTGAGGAGCTTTGAGGCCCGGCTTACCGGGGTTCGCACGATTGTAGGAGGCACGGCCTTTGGCATTGAGCCCACCTTTAGGGTCTTTGCCTTCGGCCCGTTGCCATGCCGGGGTCTTAGCCATACCCCTATTATATCACAGATTATACAGCCTTTCAATGGAGATGGACTCCACATCGAAGACCCCGGGCGCCGTGAAGTGCAGCAGGTGGAAGCCATTCCACCACAGCTTCTTGGCCGCCTTGGCGTAGGAGAAGTCCCCCTCGGGGTCCACGAAGCAGCCGCCCACCAGAGCATGCAGCTTGGCGCCATCCGCCTTGGTCCGGGTAGCCGTGGACAGCAGGTGCGAATGGCCGCAGACACACGAGATGTGCTGGGACTTCAACAGGTTATTGGCATGATGCTCGCCACCCTGCGGCCGACCCATGACCCCGGACACGAAGTAGTGCTGGAACACGGCCCCATAAATGGTGACCGGCTTCAGGAACGGGTGGTACTTGAGGTTGAAGGTAGGCCGGCGCTGGGCCACCAGTTGCTTCATGGTCTTCGGGAACTCCGACGTCAGCAGCCGATTGTCGGAAGCCATCCACGTGTTGTAGCGGTTCTCGTGGTTGCCCTCGTTGAAGTCGATAGGCGCACCCCCAAAGGCTGCGGCGATGGAGGCGATCCAGTCCAGCGCCTGAAAGCCGACCTCGATGTCCTCTTGGAGGGACCTATGCGACCAGCGCGGATCGTCCATGTCGTGGGTGCATAGCGAGCCGAAGTCCCACAGATCACCGATGTGGACCACCCGGTCCAGCACCACATTGCGGTCTTCCAAGAACGCCATCATCTTGGCGAACCGATCCAGCTTGTCGCCCGGCATCGCATGCGTGTCGGGGATCAGCAGTACAGTCTTAGGTGTCATGGCGTAGCTCCTCGGCGGCGGGCCTGGCTGTCCAGATAAGAAGCCGTAAGGCCGGCGCTGGGGCGGTCATCGATCAGGTCGTCCGACAGGCGAGCGTCCATGAGGATCAGAAGGCACGCCACGGCATGGGCCAGATGCGGCTGCTGGCTTTCGAAGTCGACGTTGTCGCCGTCCCACCATGTCATGATGTGGCGCATCGCCGCATTGTAATAGACGGACGCCGAGATCGGGTCGTGCCGCCAGTTCGTCAGGCCATACTTACGGATGCCCAGCCGCATGACCTCGCCCACCATAAACAGGGGTGCCACTGGGACACCCTCGATGCCGGGCTTCGACATGCCATAGACGGTCTTGGGATTGCCGTCCGGCAACTCCACTATCGGGTCCATCACAGCCCCCAGATCAGGGCAAGCACGCCGACGAACAGCGCCACCATGACGGCGACCAAGATGAGAACCAGACCCTTGTCGAGACGGCTCAACTTGGACCAGCCACGGGGACGCACGTCTTCCTCGAAAGCCACCAGCACGAAGGCCAGCGTGATCAGCAGGATGACGGACGTGAACGCAATCTTCGTAACAAGCATCTTAGGCTCCTGTGCTACCAAGCCCGCCTTCGCCGCGAGCCGTTGTTGTAAGGTCAGTCACTTCCTCAACTTCAAGGTGTGCGACCGGCATGATCATAAGCTGGGCGATCCGCATGCCCGGTTCCACCACAACGTAGTCCTCGCTGGGCCACTGCGGCGTGTAGGGCAGGCGCCCCAAGATCACCTTCAGTTCGCCCCGATAGTCCTCGTCGATGATGCCCGGCGCGTTCAGCACGAAGATGCCATTCTTAGCGGCAAGGCCCGAACGCGAGCAGACCAGACCCACGTAGCCGGGTGGCAACTCGATGGCGATGCCAGTGCCGATGACCTTCAAGGTTCGCATGTCGTCGAGAGAAGTAGTTTCGGCAGCGAACAGGTCATAGCAGGCAGCACCCTCGGTTGCTCGCATCGGGATGTGAGCGTGGGGCGATAGCTTCTTGAACTTGACGGTGGGTTGCATGGCGTCTCCCATCATATGCCTAGCCACTGGCATTCCTTATACTTACCGAGTGGCATGGCGTCAAGCCCATAAATGCTTAGGGACTTCTTGTGGGAGGACGGCTTGACGTTCTTGTATATCTGAAGATAGGACAGCTTGGCGTCAGGGTATATGGCTGCCACCACGGGGCCGTAGAATTGCATCAGCTTCTGGCGCACGGGGCGCATCCAAGACAGCTTGATTTCTACGATGCAGATGTGGTCGTCGGCTAGCCGCAGCAGGGCGTCGGGCTGGCAGATACCGCTACGCTTGGGCGTCTGGTAGTAGAGCCAAGGCGAAGCCTCGACGGTTCCGTAAATGGCCTTGAGCTTCTTGAGGACGGCCTTCTCAAATGACAGGCCAGCTTGCTGGGCGGCAGTCCGCTTCGTCTTCTGGAACTCAGGGACGTAGTCAGCATACCGCCCAACAACTGGGGAGCCTAGCCGAATAGGGGCCGGGCGAAAACGCTTACCGTACAAGATCAGTCCGGGCTAGGCAGGTGCCGGCAGAAGCCATCCTCAAGGAGGCGAAGCGTCAGCGCAAGTTCGGCTACGTCGATAGGCGAGGTCAGCATATGGAAGGCTTGATCGCCGTCGCCGTCAGCTTGGAAGGAGACGCCGCAGACGAAGTTCTTGATGGTGTCTTTATTGTCCAACAGGAACGTCGCCAGATAAGCGATGGCGTCTTCTCGCTCGCTCATCTCCTCCGCCTCAGTGGTCGTGGG